GAATAGCTACATCATCAAAGTCTTGATCGTCTGTATCCGTAAATACAACTACTTTCTTTTCTTCTCCAGTATCAATGATACCATTGTAATTAGTATTAACAATGCTTGATGTAATTGTATCTCCAGATAGACTTATCTGTTCAGTTTGAGTAACTGTTTCAGTGTGGATATTTCTTGTGGTTACAATTGTTTCTTGATTTTTACTTAAAGTTCCTTTTGCTTCAAATTCATTAGTTGCATCTGTTAAAACGTTACCTGGAATTTGACTATTGCTAGGACTACTTGTAAGTCTGAAAATTTTCATTCCAGTTTCAAATCTAGGATTTGCCGTTATATTGGGGTCTGGTATAAAAATAGATCCAATTGCAAATCCATAAACATCACTTACTAATTTAACTTCAGAAACAGTTGCTTGTGCATTAGAACTTTGACCTGTAAGTCTTAATCCTTGAGTCACAAATCCATGAAACTCACCCTTTGCCTTTGCAGCAAGTGATACTGTATCTACGTTTAATATTGTAGATGTTGCAGCATAATTTTCTGGAATTGTTATTGATCTATCATATGGACTCAAATTATAAGTTGAAGATGGTGATGTAATATTTCCTTTCTTATGATTTGATTGACAAATTCTAAATTTTATAAGTTGAACTCCACTAGGATCTCTTCCGATAACAGTTTCACCCTTTTCAAAAGTTCCATTAACCATAGAAACTTGAAGAAGTTTTGGAATAATATAACTGCTTAGATTTTCACTATCCAAGAACGCATATAGTCTGGTGACTGGTTTTAATTTTGATGCTCTGAATCTAATATTCCTAGATCTCATATAAGGAATAATATCACTACTAATAACTTTATTACCTTGACTTGTAGTATCAAAAGTTTCTCTAGTAACACTACCAGTTCCTGTTCTTGTTTGGAATCCAGTGGGAGTGATGTTTAATGTTGTTGTGGTTTGAGTTGAACCATATTCAATAAAATCAGTTACAGTTGTAGAATCTACATCTTCTCCAGTCCATATTGTATTCCAAGCACCCCATGTAACACCAGAGAGTCCAGAATGAGAACCATCAGATTCACTTGATGTATAAGTTGTATTGGTTATATTTTTAGATTCTAATTGAATCGTATCACACCATATGTCAGATGATGGTACTAAATTAAGAGTACCAGAATAGTAATTTACTAAGTATGGTGTTACGTTCTCAACTCTAGATGCGTGTGGTTGTTTTATTAAAACAAATTCTTCAAAGTTAAGTGTTAAAACATTATTACTTCTCCTCAACCCAACAGTTGAAGGATCTAATTCCAAATCCAAAGCATTAGTAAATGGAGCTGGTCTCAATTCCGAATTCTTAACATCTATACTGTTTTTTGTTATTGTTTTTCTTAACTGAGTATCAGTGTTTGCAAAATCATCTACAAAGAATCCAGATTTAAATCTGTTTAGTCCATCAGCATCTTGTATTTGTAAACTAGCAGTAGTGCTTTCTAAAAGTGAAAGAGTTGTGTAAAACTCTAGATTTTTTATTCTTCTCTCAAGATTTCTAATATCTCTCATTCTATATCTCTTATGATCTGATAAAGTGAGAGAAGCTTCATTCACATCACACATATAAGCAGGTAAATTAACAGTTGCTATTTCCATAGCATCGTTAATAGTATTAGGCATTTCAGGGGTTTCTGATGGATTACCCTCAACTAATTGGAAAGATCCATCTTTAGATAGGAAAATTTTATCTATTCTTGCTAGATAATAAGAATAATCTATTAAGAAAGATCTATCTGATGCTAATACGTTAGCAGATGAATTTCCTTCTTGAGTAAATGATCTTCCCAAGAATTCAAATGGTGATCTAGTAGTTCCACTAAAATCAGAAACTCTTGGTCTAATATCAATAATTTCACAAACTTTTACACCATTTACTTTTGGTAAAGAGCAATAATTGAAGTCATTATATGAATTTACAGTTGTAATATCTCCAGTGTCGGAACTTGAGAAAAATGCAGATTCAAAAACTACTTTTAATTTTTTAACTGGTTCTTTAAATTCTGATTTTCTAATCAATCTAGAATAATCATAAATTGTATCTCTTTGACCATTATCAAAAGTAAATTCATCAGTAATATCATTTGATCCAAAGGTTGCTGATGCTAATGTAGCTTGTATTCCAGATTCCGTAAACTTAAGAACTTCTCCTGCTAATGGTTGAACACCATTTATGGAAACGTAAGAGACAGTAGAATCATTTGCTTTCTCTACATATAATCCAACAAATTTACTACTCAAACCAATAACTTCTTCACCAACTATCATATCATCAGTTTTACCTGATGTGCTATCAATAGAAACCAAAACTAATTTTGGAAATACAACTTCTGCAGCATTTTTTGATTCATATACAGCATGTATCTTGGTTACATCTGGAACACCCAAAGATATTTCTTCATCCTGAACTCTAGTTCCATAAATTGATGAGAATGTCAAACCATCATTTATGGTTGTAGCACCTACACCAGACTGTGAATTCTTAGAAGAATCTATAGAAAGAATGGTAACATTCTTCTTTGTCTTTATCTTTTCTTTAACATTGATCTTTCTAAGTGTTGCTATCAACTTGGCAGAACCAATTCCATCCAATCCATTAATACTTAATGATTGAGATCCATTGCTGAATACAAACTTGTCTGAACTTAATGCTTCTAGAGATCCATCACTACGCATTAAGCAGTAATTTTCTTCATCATATGGAAGGAATGTTTCTTGACCACTGCCACTAGCAATTGTGTTAGTAGATCCGTTTGTTATAGTTACGGTATATTCTTTTCTTATTGTTAGATTTGCATTAGTCAAATCAACATTTGCTACTTTATAATCTGTTATTTTAGTGTATAAAGATTCAGAATCTTGATCACCAAATGTTGAGAAACTAGATTCTAATATTTTAAAATCAGATGGATTTATGCTAGATGTAGGTAAACCACCATCATTAACTCCACTAACTGTAGTTACTCCAGAAATAGTAAGTGAATGTTGTGAAACTGATTCAATTTTTGCATATGTTGGAACAGTTAATGCTGGATTTGTAAACTCTACTAAATTACCAACAGTTGCAATTCCCACAAAGAATTTGGTAGGATCTGTATTGGTTACAGTGCTTATTCCTAATGTTGTTGATATTCCTGTTATATTAACTTGACCAATAGTAGAATGAACAGATTGCTCAACGTTTGCATTGAAAGTGCTTGCTGCTCCTACTTGACCAAATACTGATTTAACATCATTAGAATTGAATGATGTTGCCGCAGCTGCAATATTCCCACTCTCTATACCATTGAATATAAATTGCTCACCCTGAACAAATTTTCCTTTTACATTATATGCAGTTATGATTCCAGAATTAGTTACAGAATTTCTAAGATATCCAACCGCACCACTAGATTTTCCTTTTATGTGTGTAGGAGTGGAAAGTGTCAGTGGTGTGTTTGATGTTATTTCAGTATAAGTTTGAATATCATATAGAGAAATATCAAACTCATTTGTGTTTGGATTTAATGTGTCATATGAACCAGATTCTAAAGCAAAATCATAAACTCTAGCAAGTCCTATCTCCTTTCCTGCTGCAGTTGAAGATGTAAGTCCAATTCTATTATCTCTTAAACTTACAGTATAAGAAGTTCCAAGACCTATGGTTGGAGATCCATGAACTGTGTTAAGAGTAAATGTAGGGCCAGTTACATAATTAAGACTTTGATCTTTTAGTTCTCTTACAGTTCTTGGTTTAGAAAAATCTAAAAATCTATTAGTTGTATTCTCTGATTCATATCCTCTAACGTATGCTTTTCCTGGTGATATTTTGTATGTTGCTAAAGATTCAGATGGAAAATTATTATTATATGTTAATTGGTTAGCATCAAAGATACCTTTGTTTCCTCTGTAATTATTTAAAGTCTCTTTTGCTGTTACGTTAAATGGAATTACATAGTAGTCACCAGATTCATCAAAAGTTCTTCTGGCAAATTCATCTGAAAGATCATTATATTCAGTGTTTATGTTTTGAGATATTATTTGACCATTGTGTATCTCCATCAACTCAATGAAGTTTGGAGACAAAGTAGAATTTATACTTCTCTTAGTTAGAAATCCTCTTATTTTTAATCTATCTGCACCAGGCGCAGTAAAGTTATTGAATGATGAAGCATTATCTGTTAGTGCTTTATCAATATCAGAATTTATAAGTTCCTCAGAAATTTCTAATCCAACTTTATATGATGGAAGTGTACTATATGGTTCTAATATTATTGACTGTTTAGGAATTTCTACAAAAAATCCTCTTATGAAATATACACCACCAGACAATTCACATCCAGAACCGAATGTGGTTGCCATAGTAGCAGGAGTTCTTGCTATTCCTTCACCAGATTGAATTATTACATTTGCGTTTGTTATAGAACTTTCTATAATCAAAGTTTCTGATGGAAGAAATACTGAATTCTCGTTATCTGTTGAAGAATCTAAGTAATTTACAAATAAAGTATAAGGGTCATTTGGAAAAGCATTTAAACTTAGATATGCTTTTATCTTTGCTCTTACTCCAGACTGAGCACCAACAACAGTTTTATCTAAGATATCGTCAAGATATGTAGTTACTGGAACACCAGCAAATTCTCTTTCTACCCTTACCACAGGATAAGCATCATTATATTTTAAACCACCACCAGTTACAGATGATCCCTCTTTGAAAACATGATTTCCAAATTTTTCAATTTGGTCCTGAAGAATTGACTGTATGCCAGTTAATTCTCTAGCCTGTACAGGTAATCCTGGTTTGAATAAAATTTTGAAATAATTATCAGACGGATTAAAATCGTCAAAGTACGGTGCAACGTTTAAATTGGTTTCCTGTGGCATGATTACTTAGAACTGCAAAATGACTTTGATATCTTCTTTTTGATTTAGAGACCTAGTGATAGAAGGTCTGTTATCAACATATATGATGTTTCCAGAATATTTTTTAACTTCTGGATTAGCCACACCGAGGGTAAATGACTGACCAAGGTTGAATGTTCTATTATTTATTGTTGTAGTAGAACCAGTGTATGAAGTATCAATACCTAGAGTGACACTACCACCAATAATATTAACTGTTCCACCCGAAGCAGGATCAGATGTGAATCTATGTAGTTCAAATCCATAAGTAGGATCTGTCTTTAAAGAACCATCACTATTAAATCCAACAAGACTTTTATCTTGCCAATATTTCAAAACTTGTGTTGTAGAATCATATGAAACAACTCTACCGACTGCAGTAGATCCAACTCCAACAGTTTGCTTGACAAAACTATCAGGAGCAAAAGTAGCAGTGCTAGATCCAGAACCAACTAATTTTAAAGCATAAAGAGCACTTGCCTTATCAGACGATAGTATGACACTAGATCCAAATACTTGTGGATTTTCAACCAGTCCAACTCTAGCTATTTGATTTCCAGTAATGAAATCTGGATTTTCAGTATCATTCTCTACTCTAGAATAAACCAGAACTTTAGATGCTCCCAACTCTCGATATATGTCAGCACCATGACCACCTTGTGGGGGTACGATTACATTAAAAACTGGTGCAGTGCTTCCTGTAGGAACTCCACCACTTGCCAAATCTAAAGTACCATATGTATAATTAGATCCACCTTTAGATACGGTAACAGAATCAACTTTTGAATCGTTATTGACAACGACTGTGCATTCTGCCCCTTCACCATCTCCGTGTATTGGAACTCTAGTGTATGTTCTATTTGCAGTTCCTAATCCTACTCCTCTATTAGTTATTGTTACTATCTTTAATTGTCCACTTGTTGATGCATGATTTCTAACAGGGGCATCTGTTGTATTTGATTCCCAATTAGATGGAACTGGAATAAAATTAGTTGAATCAAATTTTACAATTTCACTTGGTTTTATAGTGTACAAATATTTCCACACATAACCATCTCCACTATCACCAGCAGATCTTGGTTCTAAATCAGTAAATAATGGTTGATCTAGAGACGGTCTACCGTTTGGATTTTCAGGATCAGTTCCATTCTGGAGACAAATATAAACCTTAAAATCCTCATTTATTATATAATAATTTGAAGAATATAGATTAGTTGCTCCAGATGGTTTTGCAGTATTAGTTCTAGATATATCCCCACGATACATATCGTATGTTGTTCCAGAAACCCAAGAGGTCTTGTTTACAACTTGCCGCACATCACTGGCAGAAATCTTTTTCAATGCCACCATTGTATCCCAATAATCATTCTCTTGATCAAAACTATCTTTTGGGGCAGGAGGATTCGTGTCCCAAGTAGATACATAATCAGTAGGATTTGGAAGACCAACAAAAGAATAATAAGAATTGGTAGTCGAAGTCACGCCAGAAATAAAATTCTTAGCATTCAAAATTCTAAGTTGATCAGTTATAATGGCTGACATTTTTACTATTTTTTTAGTTATTTATTCGTTATAATCAGTAGATTTCAAAGGAGTAGTTCTTTCAACAATTGGTGAAGTGGAAATTCCCAATAAACCGTTGTTGTAAGATGTAAATACTTTATTTTTGGATCTATTATTTAGTTGTATTCTTCCCCAAGAATACTCACCAAAAACTTCACTATGCCCTAACCCAGTTAGACCATTGTAACTTTCAACACTGACAGTTACTTTGGCAACAAAGGTTTGACCTATTGACACCGCATGAGTTTGAGCAATGGATACGGATGATACTTCATATATGTTATCAAGGAAAGAATTTCCAGATCCAACAACTCCGTTACCTGATAAAGAAGTAACTCCATTACCAATATTTGAATTGGATACTACAAAGTAATATCCAGTTTGTATCCCACTAACTGTAATAGCAGTTCCAACAACATCAGAGTTTCTGAATAACGAATCACTAGGTAATAATAAATCAAATACTATTCCAGTGGAAACTCCAACTGTAGTTGTGGATACTCCAGAAATTATACCAAAGTCACCAGAGTAAGTAACATTAAGTACATCTTCAACATATCCAGAAGTTTTTGGTTCTGATATTAAAACTTCTGGTGGATTGGATGATGTGTATCCAGTGCCAGGATTTGTAACACTTATGGAATTAATTGATCCAGATGATATAGAAGCAGTGGCACTACCTCTTTGAGTTGAACCTAAACCAACAGGATTTCCAATTGTTACTGACGGACTAGCAGTATAACCTGCTCCAGCATTAGAAATCTGTATTGAACTTATAGTTCCCAATCCAGAGACAACTGCGGTTGCTGAAGCAGAAACAATAGAGTCTTGAGAAATTATTCTAATGCTAGTATTTTCTGTTGTGTTTTCTTTTGCATTATCAAAGAAGGTTCTTACATTTTCTACAAATGCAACTGTTGAACCTAAACCAACAGGTTGAATTAGATTAGTAGATGGGAAAATCAAAGGTTCGTATAGAGGTCTACTCTTACTTACAGAAACACCATCTATAAATTTATCTTCTGTCTGTTTTGACCAAGTTACAGATCTAACATAAGTTTCGTCTTGATTAATACCTGGTCCTGCGTATACGTTTGTATCCACACTATCAGTAGCATTTACTTTGACAACTAATCTTTTATCCTCATCAAACTCTAGATTTTCATCATAGATGTCTAAATCATCTCCACGTTTAACTTCTTCGAGAATGTCAACAAATTTAGTGTCAACTGCACCAGTTCCCTGATAGAATAAAATTCTAACAGTGTCCTCATTTTTAGGTGCTTCAGTGAAAGTAATAAAACTTCCACCCTCAAATACATATCCATCACCAGGAACTTGAAGTATATCATTTATGAATATAAGAAGAGTATCTTCGACATTTACTGAAGATCCTAATCTAGACTTGATTGTCTTTTGAACTCCATTTAATTTTATTGGGAATGATCTAGTTGAACCATTGAAAAGATCACTTATATCATCTAAAGGTAGTAGATCACCAAATACAGACCCACTGAAAGTATTAGTGCTAGTTGATTCAATCGTCAATCTAAACTCTTGTAAAGTAACAGAAGAATTAGTTGGAATTCCAACAGTTCCTCCGACTCCAATAGTTAATTCTTGAGATTCTCCGTAACCAGATCCTTGCTTATTAATTTTGAAATCAATAATACTAGATCCTTGTCCCACTACTATATCAACTGTTGCTTCAGCACCGATACCACTAGAACCACCAGCATACACTAAAGGAATATTTGTATATGATAATGGTAGATCAAACACAACCTCTGGTGGATTTGTTGTTGTGTATCCTGTACCAGGATTTGTGATTGCAACACTAACAATGTTTCCATTACTAATAGCAGCAGTTCCGATGAACTCAATAGCAGGAGTTCCTGTGCTTGCTGTCTTAACACCTACATTTACTATTGGTTGAGAACCTGATCTATATCCAGATCCACTATTTCCAATCGAAATAGAACTAATAGTTCCCAATCCAGAAACAATCGCAGTTCCACCAGCAGCAACTAATGGTTGATATCCAAAACCTTGAGTTGATCCAACAGATATAATGACACCACCAACAGGTATTCCTGCTGTATTTGGATCAGATGAAACAGACATTGCTGTTCCTACAAACTGGATACTGGTTATTCCTGCATTTTCTTTTAGAGTATAATTACCAACTACGTTAACTGGATCAGTATGTCTAGATGGACCTTGTGCTATTTGATTTATTAATATCAATCCATTGTCTGTGGATATTCCAGTTACATTTTGTCCACCAGATTTTAAGTTAAAGGAAGTTTTAAATCCAGTAAACTGATCTGAGATATCATCAAAAATAATATTTTTGAAATATGGTTCATGAGGAGTGCCTGGTACTCCAGACCTCATAAATGATCTACCGTTAAAGGTAGAGTGAGTTGCTATTCCAATGAAATCAACTTCGTCTGGAGAACCAGATGTGGTTCCTATTGGAGTTAATCCTATAGGAGC